CGAAGGCAAAACCCCCATGATGCTCTCCGCCAACATTCGCACCAACATCAAACTTCGGTTGGGCAATCCCCAGAAGCTCTCCAATCGAACGGAAATAACCCAAGATGCCTTCAAGATAGCCCTTTTGACCCGACAGAACCTCGTTCATGTTCTCAAGAAAGGGCAGTGTTTTCAGGCTCAGAAAGCCCCCGATCTGGAGCTTGATCCCTTCCCACTGGTCCTTCACGCCATCGAGAGCATCCCGTTGCCGGAGAGCAGCCTGGTACATCTCGTCCGTGACGATCTGGCCTTCGTGCATGCTGTCGATGTAGTTACGGAGTTGGGTATCGGTCAGGTTTTCAAAGACCGGAATGAGATCTGCGCCGGATCTGCCCAAGAGCTTGGTCGCCAGAGCTAGCTTGTCAGCCGGGCTTTCTGCCTCCTCAAGGCGTGTCTTGACCTCGATCAGACCCTCAATGCTCGGCTCAATCCCCTCCTTCGACATCGTGCGGAAGGCGACTTCAAGCGTACCCGTTGAAAGTCCAAGGTCTCCCGCCATCTCGACAAGGGCGGAAGCTGCCTCGGTGCTAATGTCCATCTTGGCAGCGAAGTCACCCACTGCGATGGTGTTCTCTTGCCAGGCCATCGCAAGGTCGGCGCCCGTCTTCACCAACCCGACATAGGCTGCCCCAGCCGCCGTGATCACGGGCAAGGCGGCCCCTACCGAGGCCACGAGGCCATCAGATGCCCCGGTCATCTCCTGGAAGCGCTTGGCGGCTTCGTCACGGGCCCGGATGACAATGCTCAGGATCTTGTCAGGCACGCTGTAGCTCCTCCAGGTAGACCCGATAGAGCGCCCACCAGTAAGGGGTCATTCTCTCCTCAACGTCAGTCGGCAGGACATGAAACTCCTGGGCCACCTGGATCGTTAGCAGCTCCGGGGGGCAGGCCCCCCCATGCTTCATAGCTGCCCGGAAGGCCCGCCTTTTGGGTCAGGGATATGCGGGATCTCCCCAAGCAACTTCAGGATCACTCGCGAGTATTCCGCCCCGCTCAGATCAAGTATCGCTTCGAGTGCCTCGTCTCGGCCCTCGGGCTGCTTGATGAACTGGAGGAGGTATTCATTCACTGCCTCCAGGTTGGTTGGGTTGTACTCGGCATCGAGCAGTTCGCCTAGCTCTTTCCGCCGGCGTAGGAAGCCGGGTGTGTTCGGCCCGGGCAGATCCCACTCGATCATGGCAGCGTCAGCGTGGCACCCCAGCAAGACAGGAACGTAGCATCGCTGGAGTACACCGGGGCCAGATCGAATTCGACGGTCGTGATCCCATCCTCGTCGGAGATCAGCGGAGGTGGAGTGAGCGCCTGCCCGGCGAAGTTGATGTCCAGGATCTTCGAGCCATCCGTCGCGCGCATGCGCACGGCATAGCCTTCTGGAGCAATTGTGTTATCGAGGATGTCGTTGATGTAGCCAAGCCGCGTGGCATCAGCTTCAACGACCAGCTTCATGCTTCCGCCCCATTTGCCTTGCCGGTTGGAGTCCGGCACCTGATCTCCCAGATGCCACACAGGCTTCCGGTTGCAAGTGATCATGGCCTCAAAGCGGAAGGCCAGATCGGTGAGAGCAGTCGTCCCAATGGGCCCGGCGATTGGATCCAGATAGAGATTGCAGTGATGACCCATGACGAACACTGGCGCAGGATCACTCAGTCCGGCGAAGGACGCACCCGCATCGGCCGCCTGCCCGAAGAACTTGTACTCGAAAGTCACAGGCTCCCCACTGGCCCCCTTGATGCTCAAAGAGCTTGGGATGACGCCGGTGACTTTATAGAGCAAGCCCGTTTGGCCGTAATAGAGCGATAGACTACCCGGCGTCTGCCCGGCGAGAACCGCCAAGTAGGTGTGCGGTGAGGAGGCGTCGACGGTGAACATGGTGTTGAGCCAGAGGCGGGCCGTCTCATAATCCAGGAAACCCGAGATCAACCCCTCCGACCAGCGCCGTTTGACTAGCGCCACATGCGCGGGCATAGTGTTCCCACGCTTATCGATGACCTGTTCCGCCTCAACATGGGGATCGATCCGACAGGTCTTGCCGGCGAGCTGGATCGTGGCTACAGCTCCGTCGCCGTAGGTCCCTTCCTCGCCGATCTGGATTTTCTCAAGCGCAGGAATGTAGGTCATGGATTCCTCTCAGTTCCGGGCGATGACGAGCTTGATCGTCAAATCCGTCGCCGCGGTGTAAGTGGGCGTGCCCGTACAGACAAACACACCGAAAAGGCTCGTACCCGCGGCCGCCAAGACAAAAGGCAAATCGGTCTCATAGACGGCCACACTGTCAGATGTGCTGTCCACGAAATCCGCCGCGGCGATGGCATGGGCACCAATGAGCTTCACCAGGTCAGCAGCCGCCGGCAGGAAAGAAGCTGCATCCGTATCGACGGCAGACGAGGGGTCAGCATTGAAGAAGTACAGCTTGCCGGCGGCTTTCTCCTTGTCGGCGTCGATCACAGTAATCCGCTTAATGACACCTTCCGATGCGTAGACGCTGGCCGCATTGGCGAAGGTCAGCAGTCCACCGACACAATCCTCGGCGGTATACGCTGCAAGACTCAAAACCGGAACAACAGATATTACATTGAACAGTCCCATTAGAAGACCTCCTCGATCTCCAGGTTCACGTCCACGGCCCAGAATTCAGCCTCGCCCCAGGTGATCGGCCCGATTGCATAGCTCACCGAAGCAATGTAGCTCTGCGAGGTCGGTGCCCGGAGCGCCTTGAGGGCCAAGGCGTATTGGCGGATGTATTCGGCCATCTCCTCCGCGTACTGCGGCAGGCCGGTTCCTTGAGCAGTGGGAGCCCACAGACAGAGATCCCGGAGCGCCCACCGCAGGCTGCTCGTTGTCCCGATTGCCACGAAGTTCCCCTCCGACCGCGGGTTGGGCAAGAGCATGCGGATCGGCACATCGGCAAGCCTCACTTGCAGCTTGATCTCGCCCAGATTGCGGACCTTGGTAGTGCCGACCACCATCTCGCCGACGGCGGTGAAGATGTCCGCGATGGCGCTCATGCGACCCTCAGCTTGCGGTAGGGCTGTAGCATGGCGAGGATATCGGCCGGCAGGTTGTTGGGGGTGAGATAAATCCCCTCGGGCGTGACCAGCGGCCTATCATTAGCCGTCGTCTCCCGCAGGCCGTAGAGCCACTTCGCCAGGCGCAGGTTGACTTCGATGATGGTGCCCGGCGGGGAGACACTGTAGCCCCATTTCCCCACGATCACGGTCGGGTAAGTCCAACCTACCGTGTCAGTCTCATCGAGCATGATCCGACTGTAGGGCGGTGTGTTGTCAGGCAGATAGACGACCGTCAGGCTACCCGTGATGCTGGTCGCCGCCTCGGCCAGCTCATGCGGATGCAGATAGAGCATGCGCCCGGCAAATGGCCCATCCTCCCCCCAGATCCGGCGGAAGGTCTTCGTGCTATCTGCATCGACCTTGAAGACTCGATCCGTGACGCCGTTGATCAGCTCGGCAGCGGCAGCTAGCAAAGCGATCAGCACGTCGTCATCCTCTTCGCTGTCGAAGCCGGCATAGTGCCTGAGATCGGCCAGATCGGCGTACTGCATGACGATCCTCCGGCGGGGGAGAAGGGAAGGAGGAGAGTGGAACCCTTCTCCCCCGCCTAACTTCTACTCGTGTCCGTCGATCCCGCTCAGTGCGGTCGTTCGGAGCACAACACCAGCGAACCGGGCGGAGGGCAGGAATTGCACCTGACCCGCGCTCGCGCGCACGGTGTACGGATCGACGAAGATACTCAGGCCACGTCGATCAGCCCAGGCGACGGTCTCGCCCAGGTCAACGAAGTCGATGACCTTCAAGTCATCCTGAGTCGTCGTGTAAATACTTGTCCAGTTGGCATTACTGAACAGCCGGTGCTGCATGAAGAACTCACCGGGCTTGTCGCCCATCATGCGGGTCTCGAAGCCGATCTCGCCATATGCGCGAGGTGTGGCGACGAGCATGCCTCGTAGATAGCCGATAGTCGCATCATTCATGATCCACACGGCATTCTCACGATACTCCTGAACCAGGGCGTAGTAACCTGTCAGGACCTCAGAGTCGAGGATCACCTTGGTCGTGGCGATCTCAACACCATCGATGGAGGCGAGCAGGTCATAGAGCACCTTGTTCTCGGCCAGCGCCAGAGCTTTCCCGGCCTCGCTAGTCAGCCATTGCTGGAGCACCGGGATGTCTTCCAGCGACTCCTCAGACACCGTGACGAGCGAGCCTTTCTTGAGCAGCGTCACAGTCTTGGCGACGGTCGAGGGCGCATTCTCGACGTACGCACCTTCCTCGGCAACCGTCGGGATGATCGCCATGCTTGTGGCGACTGGCACGGTGAAGGTCAGCTTGTCGGTCGTGAACGTGCGCATGCCCGACCTGCGGACCAGGGAGTACTTGCCTCGCTCTTCGCTGATCCCAGCATAGAGATCGTCCGGGACGAGCACACCGAGCTCGGCCGCTTCGCTTTCCTCAAGCCCTCGCTTGGCGCTTGTGAACCGCAGCGGCAAGCCGCCGTCCGCCACGCGCCGCGCATCCTCGACCAGCGCCCGCATGTAGGCGTAGGTCTCTTGCTTGCCTTCGTCCTGACCCTTGGTCGGGTCATCCGTCACAACGTTGAAGACGGCCCGGCGCTGCGCTGGGTCTTTCTTCAACTCCTCGAGGATCGAAGCACGCATCGCAGCGCGCTCCGTCTCGGCCGCAGCAACGGCTACATTCTGGGCCACAAAGGCCGCAGCGATGCCGTCATTGATGGCCTTCAAAATCTCAGCGTCCATGGTAAACACTCCTGTCGTTCGGATGGGGGGTCGATCCGCTTCGTCCTGGTCCTTATCCTCACCGGCCTCGAACGCAGTCGGGAAGTCAAGACCGACCTGTGAAAAGAATGCCCTGATGGGCACGACAATGGCATCGTCACTGACCGGGACACGGCCCGGTCCCTTGTCGAAGATTGAGAGCTCCGCAATCGGCCAGACATCCACGTGCCCAGGCCGATTATCGGTGGGCCTTACGAGGTAGTTTACACTGCCGGTCGACGCACCGGCGTTCCCCTCCATCGCCGCCTGCCAGGTGCGCAGGCCCAGGGGGTGCGGTGAGAGATCAGGCGTAATCATCCACACACCGCGCTCGTCGATCCGGCTGACCTCCGAAGCACCCAGGGAAACAGGCTTTTCAATCGCCCGGCTTTGTGGAGAGTAGCCATGCAAGTAGAGCGTCGGTCGGCGGTCGCCCACGTTGATCATGAAGTCGGTGCGAGCATCAAGGTACTGGTTCAGGCGGTCGAGACGATCCGGTCCACCGAAGGGAGCAGCCAAGACTTCAAGGCGTTTGATCTCGCCATCGAGCACCGCCCGGATTGCGCCGGCTTCCCTGAACTTAATCTTCATGCGTTCCACACTTCCTCGACATACTTCCAGATGATCTCGACTGCTTCGTCGAGCTTGTTTCGGGCGACGACGGAGAGCACCTTCCAGCCCCGCTCCCCATGGAAGCCCGCCTGTTCATCACCCTGGACGAAGATCCCATAGCTTGCCTTGTTGCCCACTTCCACCTGATCCACGCTGGCGCTGATATACCAGCTCTTGCCAAGATGCTCCGAAGTCTCCCGGCTCCAGCCCGTGCGCGAGCGAGGCCCATAGCCCCGCTGATACCAGCGGCCAGTCGGGTTGAGCGGGCTGTTTGCCATCGTCAGCAGCGGGTAGGGTGCAGCCTCAGCCCGCACAATCTCGCCAATCGCCTGCATGGCCGGCTTCCGGTACTTGCCATCAGCCAGGCCGTTCAGAGCCAGCATCAATCCAGGCATCCCCTCAATGGTGATCGTCTCTATCATGCCGGTCCCCGGATGTCATAGGTCACAGTGCACTCACAATTGACGTGGAGCGGTGGGAATTCATCCGTCGGCCACTCGCTCTCGGGCAGCTCATCCCGGTCGTCGCACTCATCCGGTTCCCGCGTGGTGCTGCCTTCGTTGACGTGCCAAACCGCCACAGCGACAATGCCCACATCCTTGAGCTCCTGAGCGCCGAGGCGTTGCCCCTCCGAATAGGCGCGAGTGACCTCAGTAACCCCGATCATCTCCGCTCGGTTGGCTCCGAACGTAGGGGCCAGCTCGGCTACAAGATTTTCGCGCGTGAAGCCCGGCAATGTCAATGCTTTTTGCAGAGCGTCCTCGATGACGTTCCGGCTGGTCTCGTTGATCCCTTTCACAAGCCCGAAGGTGTAGCTATCAGCCCAAAGCAGGATCGCCGCCTGGGCCTTAGCAATGGCAGCATCCACGAGTTCAGTCCAGACACCCGTCTTGGTGAGTAGCATCAGCTCATTCATCTTGCCGTCGGCGAGATTGCGCAGGACCGGCGTTAGCTCCCTGCGCATGATCTTGTCTTGCTCACGCCAAAAGAGCCTCCAAGCGTCTGAGTTGCGCGGTGGCCAGGGTGGCAGATCCTCCGCGCGCGCGGGTAGGCCAAGCTCGGCAGAGACGGCCCGAAACTGCTCTGCCAAGAGTCGGGCGACAATCGCCGTCAGTCGCTTCTTGTCCTCAAGATCCGTCATCGCACCCCATCAAATACGCCGAGCACGTCGGCGCTGGTCTTGGCTCCGGCGAGCTGGGCAGAGATCGCCGCTCGGACTGTGGGCCGAATGACCCGACTCTCGAACTCCACGGCGGCACTTCCCGCACCGCGCAGGGCCTTGAGCGACTTCCGCCGCCATGCCCTGAGATCAGTCTGCTCCGGCGTCAGCGGCTTCTCCTGTACCTCTGGAGCCGCTGTCTCTGGCCAGCCCATTTCCTGCCGGGCGAACTCAGGCGTGATCGCCCTTGCGTTGATTGCCGAAGCCAATCGGGCCCACTTGGCCGTCGCATCCTCTTGAAGGATCTCCAGCTCATCCGTGGCGAACTCGAAGATGACACTCGGATCAACCTGGTCCACAAGGTCCTCGTTGATCACATCCGCATAGTACCTAGCACGCGGGATCACCGTGTCCTCAAGAAGAAATTTCCGCCCCTCCGCGGCATTAGCGAAGGTCGCCCCTTGGATGTCGAGTAACACCTTGGGCACGCGCATCCCGACACAGATGTCGTTGCGAGCCTGTTCCCGGATCTCGACCAGGGCTTGCTTAGCCATGTCAGCCGACAGAAGCGTCGCCTTCATCCCCTTATCGGCAAAGCCAACACCACCAGCACGTCTCGATCCGCCAAACCTCTTTTTCCACCACTGGATGATCTTGTCCATTTCTGATTCGGGGACAGTTTGCTCCGTGCTCAACAACAAGCTGGGAATAGCGTCATTCTTGAAGTGCGCTTCAACGTATCTGCTTGCCTCGTACTCTTGGGCAATGGCGCTCTTGATCACATCGATTACGGGCACGCCCGGCAGCAAATCGTTATCGGGGTCGTGCTCACGGAAGTAGACCACCTCATCCCGCTTGAAACGGTTCACGATTGTGCCCTGGATCGTCTGGACGAACTCCTGGATGCCACTCCGGTCCGCCTTCACACTCATCGTGGGAGAGCTCAATCGCCGGAGCTCGGTCCCATCGATCAACCAGTAGCCGGCCCCCGTCATAAGCATGTCGATCTCCGAGGCACCCATGACCTCGGCCCAGTTGCTCTCCCGGCCGAAGTTGGTCAGCATTTCCCGCAGAGGATGGTTCTCGACAGTCTCACCGTTGCGCATAATGCGCCAGGGCAGGCGGGCCAGCTCCGTCGCCCGGATCTGCATAGCAGCATAAGCCCAGGCCGACTTGGCGTATTTGCCGCTGCTGAGACGCTGACCAGTGGAGAGCTCATAAGCGCCCTCCCTCTGCCCGGCAGAGAACGGCCAGTCTACAATTCGCATGGCGTTACGGGGCGTCAGAAGCATGTCTCGCATAGCTACCCCAATGTGATGTGCCCCTGGGCATCCGCCCAGACCAGAAGCGCTCGAGAGATCACCGTGTCGTCGTGCGCCCCCTCAGCCGCCTGGTAGCTCGTCTGCCCAGTTCGAGGCGAGGTCGTCGCCTCATAGGCTTCGAGCTCAAGCCGGGCGACCATGTCCTCGACGAATTGCCATTCATCCCGCTCCAGGGCCAGCCTAAGCCCCTGAACGATCTGCCGCTTGCTCTGGAGTGTGGTGTCAAAGGGCATCACAGGCACGCCGTCCGCCTGGAGCTGCTGGATGTTGGGCAAGCCCATGCTGTTGGCCTCGGCCCACACGCTGCCTCCAACCCGCTGGTAGAGCTCCTTGATCCGCTGGAGCTGGTCGGGATAGCTCATGCCCCGGAAGCGGATCAGCTCCAGCTCCTTGTGGCACTGGAGACAACCCACTGAGATCGAGGTGTAATCCTGCACCTGCCCCCAGTCGATGGTCGTGCCCTTGGGGTGGTCGGCATGGCCGCCGTTGGGCCTCCAGAAGTGCGTATCCCGCACCCGGAACACCTGCCCCTCGCCCTCGACGAACTCGCCCAGGATTTCCTGCCGATAGTCCTCGGCCGTCATATCCTTCGTGATCTCGACTAAGGCATCGGCGCTCAGATGAGGATTCTCGGTCGATGGGAAAGCGAACTCGGCCCATCGGCCATCGTCGTTGTTCTTGGCTTGGAGATAGAGCCGATAGAAATGATTGCGCTTGTTCGGTGTGCCCAGGAAGATCACATCGCCGTCGTTGTCGAGCGTCATCGGCGCACAGACCTTCTCCCAAACCTCGGGGTTTTGAAAGGCATATTCGTCCAGCAAGATCAGGTCGCCGTAATCGCCGCGCAGGTGATCGGGCTTGAATGCTGTACGCGCTGTGATCCGCCCGCCCGAGTGCCGGAAGTCGAGCATCTTCCGCGTTTCGTTCTTCTCGATCAGCTTGGTCAGGAAAGCCGCGCCGAGCCAATCGGTGCATTTGGTCCAGAAGGCATCGGTCTGCTCCACGATTGGGGCCGTGTAAAGCACCCGCCGGCCGAGGCTGGCCTCCTTGATCGCCTTGCGGGCTACGAGGGTGGTCTTGCCCCCTCGCCTGCCCGCCCGGAGAACTATCCGCTTGGCTGTGCATGCCTCGATCTCAGCCTGTCTCGCGTGCGGGTGGGGCAGCCGGATCACCAGACGCTTCGTCATCGGTGATCTCTAGGCCTCCAAGAGTCTGAACAATTTGCTTGTCCACGAACATGGCGTAGCTCCTGCCGAGGAGCTCCAGGGCACGCACCTTATCCCTACCACCTACCTCGCCCCGAGCGAGCTCAGCCAGGCGCATAAGCACCTCGTCGGCGCTCATAGCCGAGGCGGTCAGGTGAAGCTTGATCGCCTCGGCTACCTTGGGGTCTCTGATAAGGTTGTGCCCGGTCGTAGGCGCCGACCGTTCGCTGTAGCCGGCCGCAATCGCCGCCTGGGTGGCGTTGAAGCTCATCAGATAAGCGCTGATGAACTTCTTCCGCTTCGATTTCATTTCGGGGCCGTGAGCGCCTTGACCGCAGAATTGCCGTTGGTCGGGAAGTAAGCGCCCCAGGCCAGCCCGAGCAAGGACCACATCGGGGCTTGCACCTCGTACTGCATAAACAGAGCCGTGACCACAGCGATGGTCACGACGATTGCAAGAACACCTCGAACGCCAACGTATTTGTAGAATGAGTCCATGTGCCCTCCAGCAATGACGATAGCACAGGAGGGCGAGGTTGTCAAATTCGTTTGTATCGTTGGAGGAGAATGGCTCGATTCACGCCTGGGATATAACGAACCCAGCAATGTGTCAAAGGAGCCCAAGCGGCTCCATAGGTCCAAGGAGCCATAAGGTACACAATCGGAGCCACGCGAAGGGCCTCTCGGATGAACTGGGCCACATGCCGTTTATATTCAGCATCCCAAGGAGGGTCAGCAAATACAGCTCCAAAGCTGTCTCGATGAAAAGGCAAAGCCATCCAGTTCCCTCGTACATTCGCCGGCTCATAGAGATCTATGCTAACGTCACCGAATGCCTGTCGTCCCGAGCACACATTCAACAACGGTCGTTCGGCCACTGTCTGATCCAACCAGGCTTGAATGCTACTCGTCCAGCTGAATGCCTCAAGATATTTCGTCATTTCAAATCAGCTTGCGATTGGGTGCCACAACGGCCACGGGGGATCAAGAACAAGGATGTCGAAGGCGAACAACGCGAGCTCCATGAGGATAGCTAAGATCAATCCCCACATAAAGATGATCGCCAGCTTGAGAGCTCGGTTGAGAAGGATCATAGTTCCCCCGATGGATTGATCTGGTAGAGCTTCGCCCCACGCGTGCCCTTGAAAACGATCAGCTCCGCATCCCGGACCATCATGTTGAGCACGGCGATCAGCCCTGCCTTTCGGCCACCGATGGCTTTGTGGAGCTTCTGTGTGGAGGAAGGGCCGTCAGCATCCAGTATCAAGCGGATCTCTTGCCGGCGGTCGGCGTCCTGGCGTTCAAGAGTATCAGCGACGATCTTCTCTTGGGCAGAGCTGGTGCCTGGAAGATCGCCCATCGCCTTGAGAGCCAGAGAGTAGAAGCGGGAGGCAAAGGGGAAATTGCTTA